GTCATCCCCCCTTTTCTCTAGTTGTCAATTTCATTTTTAATCATTTGACTTTGATTTACTAGGCTTTTACCATTCTTTGGTTCATAACCCGTTATTTGCTAGTTTTTAAAACTTTCCCGTGGCAACCCCACATTCCTTTCCCACAACGCAGTCGGGACCTGCTATTGCAATATTTTGCACTTTTATTGGTAAGTTATGTTAAACTTCCTGTTATCGTCACGATGTCACAACCAAAGAACGTAATGAACACATCACAAGTTGATGTAGCGTTTTTATCTACCGATCTCCGACGAGATTTTTCCAGCCCTACGGCTGAAGAGGTTTTAGAACCTATCCGTCCTTCTACACCGGAACCTGGTGATTTTCAATTAGTCGACAATTCTTCACGTAAAGTGAAGCGCCGTCCTGACTATGATCGCCTTGCTAGACGTGAGCGCAAGCTCACTCGCGATAAACGTCGAGTTTCGCCTTTTATGCCTCCGCGAGAGCAATCCTCTCAGTTGGCTTCCGCCACGCAACCACGTTCAAAGGTTGCTCGTGACCCCGTCACTTGGCATTTACCTTATGTCAAGCCTTTTGTTGTCGATCATTCGAAGCGTATGGAGACCAACCCCCATGTTGGTTATCCCCCTGAAGGGGCTCCTTGGGAGTTTCTATCAGTTGATGAGCAGCAACATTTGCTCACCGCTTCTAATCTACCTGCTAGCGAGCCTGGGTTCGCTTCTGATACTTGGGGACGCGTTTCTTCCTCTAGTAGAGCGAAGCCTAGACCTAGGCGTGAGCCCAAAGTTGAGGTTCGTCATGGTTTCGTCACCTTATATAGGAACCATGTGATTCCCACGAAACATTTGTCTGTTGAGAAGGTTGACCACTTAACTAGTGTGGTTAACGCTTTTCTTAGGGTCAAGCAGAAGATGAGTTCTGCTCGTCCAATGCGTTTGGATATTGCTATTCGAGCAATCGATTATCGCCGTACTGGCGCTGATCGTTTGTATATGAATTCAGCCATGGCAACATTGGTTCACACCAATATTGCCTCGCTGAAATCTAATATTGGCAAACCAGCATTTGTCTCCCTTTGTCGGGAGGCGAATGTTGGTGTTGTCAATTCGAAATTCGGTCTTCCTGGTCCCAGTCATGGGACTCAAGAAGCCGATGTTCTATACCAGGCGCGTTCAGATTTTGAGCGCAGCGTCGATGATGTGTTTGATGAGCTTAAGCAGCTGCGATTAGCGCGGCGTGCGGCTCGCGCAGAGAGTGCGAGTAGACATGATGATGACCTGTTTCAGGTTATTAGTAAGAATTTTATTATGCCGTATTATCAGTTGTGTACTGATGATGCTGATCTTGACTTTTCTGTTGATGTTGATGAGTTTGAAGTATCACCAGTTGAGTCCTGGATTGAGGAAGGTGAAAGCCTTTCCGATCCTGTTCTTGGTGTTCATTCGGAAGAGTTTCCAGAATATCAGATGGCTGCTCCTACGTTGAAGAAGAGTCGAGCCGTTGATCTTTTGGAAATGATACGCGAGGATTGTCCATCGATCGCTCGTATTGTCTCCTTATTGTATGTTTTGCGATCCACGAAGGGTCGCTACGATGTTTGGCTTGCGGCCTTTGTAGCCTATTTGAGTGCTGAGGAAATGGTGGTCCTTATTGACTATGTGAAGTTTTTCCTCTTGGAGGTTTTCCCTTCGGGGATTACTTATGAGAGTGGTACTTCTGTTATTGATGAGATGCTGTTGAGCCCCATTGAGAAATTCGAGAAAAGTGCGATTTATCGTGCTGCTTGGAATCTCTTTGGGTCTTTTAGTATCCACGGAGTTCTTAAGTCTTTAGGAGTCGTTACTGACTCCAGTCTTATAGGTTCTTTCTTTAAATGGTGTACACCACTGTTGAAGAGAGAGCCTGGAGGGCTTGATTCTATGGACTCTTTTTTGAGTCGCATTGTAAAGTTTGCCAAATTGTGTGTGAGTACTATATTAGTTTGTGTGCAGGAGAAATCGTTTCTCCCAATCTTTTCTGCCGATTTGACCTTTCATGAATGGATGGATTGGACGAATTTTTTGTTGTTTGATACATCTGTGTTGTTTGAGCCCGGCAATCCTGCCGGGACTGCCGACTTTGAGAAGAAGTTAGCGGCGGGAGAAGTCCCGCATCGTATTCTTTCTCAGATGACTAAGCAGGATATTATGGTCCAGCTTGCTGATGCTATTCGTGAGGGTCAGTCCCTCGAGAAGCGTCATGAGAAGGATTCTGTTTTGTTGTCTGCGATTCAGCGTCATTTGAGTTATGTTAAGACTGAGCGCATTGCGCTCTCTCTTGACACCCCTCATGGTGCTTTTCGTATCCAACCCTTTGGTATTCTCTTGTGTGGACCTGCTGGTTGTGGTAAGTCACGATTGTGTCACGATATGCACATGGCCTGTGCTCGAAAGAGTGGGCATCGTGCCGATGCGTCTGGTGTTTTGCGCATTGATGCGAGTGCTAACTTTGCCGATGGTGCCATGCGTGGCCAGTCGACTGTGTTGTTCGATGATATTGATTCTAAACCAGCTCCGCCTTCTGCGGGGCACGACGATCATGTTTCTATTGTAAATAAGTACATTAATGTTACCCCTTTTAATATCGAGCAAGCCTCGATTGAGAAGAAGGGTAAGGTGTGGGCAGGTTTTACCCTGGCCCTCTATACGACGAATTTTGAGGATTGTCGTCTCCGTGATTATTGCCCTTATCCGGCGATGTTTTGGAGACGTTTTCCTATTCGGGTTTATCCCCGTGTAAAGCCAGAGTATGCGAATGCTGCTGGTGGTATCGACAAGTCGAAGATACCCGATGTTGGTCATGTTGAGTTACACGATTTTATTGTGCAGACTTTTCAGCCCAGCAAGTTGAACTGTGGTAATGACTACATTCCTCCTTATGAGGAATCGGATGTCTACCACTCAAAAGTTGAGTTTTTTGCTGCGATCACTTCGCTTTATTCTGTTCATTATGAAGCGGAGAAGAAGATTGCAAAGCGTGTCAATGATGATGACACGGAGACGGTTTTTTGCCCCTCCTGTTGCCTGATGTTGAGGGATCACAAGGATGGTAAGTCCTGTGGTCTTGAAACTCAGATGAAAGCTGTGGAGGTGGAACCTCCGAAGTTGAAGAAAACTGACGAGTTAGCTGCTGTTTTAGTTATTTTCGGGTATGGTGCTCTCTTTTACAATATGTTTACTAAGAGAGTTCCGACCTATCGCGGCCGTGACAACCAAGTCCATCAGGACTGGTTTTTGTGGCTTGGTTATTGTTGGCCAATGCGATCTGATTTCACTTACATTTTTGGCCTTGTTTGGCCGTTGTTAATATGTTCGTGGATTGGTTGGATTACTGTGTACACCCAAATATGGTGTGCTTTCTTTGGGAATTTCCTTCTGCCTGAGGTTGATGGTCTGATTGTGTATGCAGTCAGGTCCTACCTTCCTCAGCTGGAGAAGTTTCTTTGGGGGGTGATTTACACCCCTTTTATTGGTCTCTACCAGGCTATTTTGCCTTCTCGCTTGTTTTCCCGCCTTATGCGGGCTTACGAGCGTTCACAGGCTTATCTGGAGATCAGTCGCCACTTTGTGGCTGCTAATCTAGAGCGGATTAAGCAGTTGTTGGCGGCTCTGACCATGGCGGGAGGAGCTGTTTACCTTTGGCGCCTTTATAGTGCTGATGAGGTTGCGACCTTGCAAAGCGCTCTTTACAAGGATTACAGGCGTCCGCCTGGAGTCCCTGTTGGGGACACCCCCTACAAGAGGGTGATGCAAGATGAACTTTTGACGCGAGCTTACGGTGTTCGGGCAAACCCGAGCACCTTTTCTTTTCCAGAGATGGAGAAGAAAATTCGTGAGCGTCTAGTTACAGTTCGAACCGCCGCCGGTGAGGTGAATGGTTTTAGAATTGCTGGTTCCTTGATTGTTTGCAACGCTCATGTTTTTATGGCGACATCGACTGATGCGAGTGTTGCTCGTTTGCGACCTCGTGTTGAGTCACCATTGAATATGTCTGTTGTCTTTGTTGTGGCTGACCAATCGTATTTGGTTGAGCATCCGTTGGATCAATTGTATAGGATCCCGGGGAAGGATCTGGTTGTGATTCACGTTCCTAGCATTCCCCCCTTTTCAAGCAAGTGGAACTTTCCAGCGTTGTTGTGTGATCACCCGCCTACCGGGCAGTCCATGGCTGATGAGTCGTGGCTGGTTCGCCGGGACGATACCTTGGTGAGCAGCAAACCCACTGTGGTTTTTAACCATTGTGATGATCTGCAAGGACCTAAGGTTTGGCGTTATGTTGTTGATTCCGAGTTGGGAGATTGTGGCTCCCCCCTTGTGATCAGGCGGGGTGCTACGTTTTCCATTGCGGGTTTTCATACTGCGCGTGTGCGCGGGGCTGATTATTGCATTGCTGAGCCCCTTTCTCGTGAAGAGTTTGAGGTTGCGGCTGAGCATTTTCGGTCTTACGGTGGTTTGTACGAACTCCAGTTGGATCCTAAGCAGTTGTTGGGTTATGGTGACCTTCCTCCGTTTCAGGAGTTGCCATTGAAGTCGTCCTTGCGGACGACTTTAAGCAACTCGGAGTATCCACCTGAAGTCACTGTTTTTGGCTGTCTCCCCGGTCTTGGAGGGGCTTCGAATAAATCGAAAGTGGTGGACACTATCTTCCGTTCCCATCCGTTGGTTCAAAAATTGGAAGAGACGTGTGGTAGTCTCCCTTACTTTGAAGCTCCCAGGTTTGGGGGCGCTATGGAGGGGGATCGGTGGGTTGATCCGCACACTGTTTCCCTGGAGAACACCTTCAATCGAGGTGGCCAGAGGAGTGTGTGGGATCGAGCTTTAGTTGATTACTTAGATGGTGCTGCTGAGAAGATTCAATTGGGACCCTTGTCCCCGTTGAGTGATTATGATGCCTTCTTTGGTGTTCCAGATACAGTTCTTGGGGGCACGAATATGCAAAGTAGTGCTGGTCCCCCTTGGAACGTTAAGAAGAGCAACATCATCAGGGTGGACCATATGTCAAATCCGAAGGTGTTAGAGTGGGATCCAGGTTTCCAAGCTCACTTAGACGCTATTGAAGAGGTTATTAAGGGGGGTCGTTTGTACTCCCCTTTGTGCTCACATGTGTTGAAAGATGAGGTGGTTACTGTGGAGAAGAATGTGGCGCATAAGGTTCGTGTTTTTAACATATTACCTTTTGCGTTCAATCATCTCCTTAAGAAATACCTAGGGCCTTTAGTGGCCCTTATGCGTGAGCACGCTTATTTCTTTGAGAGCGTTGTGGGTTTTAACATCTGTGACCCTAAGACGGCTGAGGAATTCTTTGATTTTGTCTCGCGGTTTCCCAACTGCTTAGCATTTGATAAGAAGGCCTTTGATGCCCGTTGTTCAACTGAGGAGCACTTGACTGTGTGTCGGTTCTTTAGAGAGTTGGCACGGCTTGCGGGTTATTCGTTGGAGGAACAGGAGATAGTGTTTCTCTTGTGCTTGTCATCGATTTATCCAGTGCGCTACATCAAGTCAGATGTCTTTATGTTGGCGTGTTCTATGCCGACTGGTTTTTGGTTGACTATTTTCTTCAATTGCGTACGCTCGTCTTTACAGGCGAGATATGCTTATTTTAGGATTCAACCTACCGCGGCACCGTTCAGAAGCCAAGTCGCCCAGGGTGTCTTAGGTGACGACCTTTTGGGGACGGTTTCTTCGCGTTGTTGGTGGTATAACCAAGTGTCAATTGCAGCTGCTCTCCTAGAAATTGGGGCTCTTACCACATCGTTCCGTAAGGGGCGGGAGATGGATGTTTATGAGCACATATCTGAGGTGCAGTTTTTGAAACGCCAACCAAGGTTGGTTGAGGGTCACCGTGTTTGGGCTTTAGAGCCCAAGACGCTGATCAAAATGCTTTGCATGCGCATTAAGAGTTCGGTGGTGCCGGAGCTTGATGCCCATGCGATGTTGATGTCTAACGTGCTTTCGGAAAGCTGGATGTGGGGAGAAGATTTCTTCCACACCATGGATTTCATTGTACGTGAGTTGGCCCTGAAGCACGGGCTTGATAAAAATGTGTACTTCCGGCGGTTGGATTTCCAGGGTTACTTGCGTCTATACGTAAGCGGTGGTCTCACCACCTGGGAGCCGACTATGTCAGCAGAGGATGTTCTGGTATCCACGGCAGAAAGTGTCGAAAATCAGATTCATGGTTTGCAGACTTTTGTCCTTAAAAAGCCTGTTTTGTCATTATGAGTTCAACTAACGCAACTACTACGGCGGATACTATTCCGTCGAGCTCATCGACTACAACTGACTCCGGTTTTTCGGGGAATGCTTTGTCTCAGTTTACTGAGGTTTTAGCTACCCCAAAGATTGCGGTGTCAGATCAAACTCAAGTGCCACGATTGGACCCGATGACTTCGGATTCTATTCTGACGCGAGAGCATTTGATAAGTGCCATTACGGTTAATGGTACTGAGATTCTGAATGCGAATCTTCTTGGAGCGTATGATCCCTGGGCCTTGTTTCTAGCGATACCCAAGGTTCATGACGTTATCAAGAGATTCTCGTATATTCGTGGGACGATGATTATCACCATTCGCGTGACCCCTCCCGGGTCTTGCTTTGGTGCTTTGGTCGTCTCAGCTATTCCTGAGGGGGGTATGGACGTAGCCCCTAATTCTGTTATCAACGTTGATTATGCCGATGACCTGGTGGTGGATACACTCCACACCAGTTTCAACGACTTATTTTCCGTGTTGAATTTTGAGAAAGCGTCAACGGTGGTTATGGAGCTCCCGTGGGAGTACTACAATCACTATTTCGCCACCGATGAGATTGGGGGAGGCTGGATGTGGCGCTTGCAGATGCAATCGCTTGTGCCCATCCAGTCCACCATCTCAACGACGGCGGCAGCTGATATCAAGATTTATGCCTCCCTTAAAGAGGGGTATGAACTTGCTGTTCCTAACTACCAAGCCAAGAAGCCGGTGACTCATGTCAAAGGCTTAACTGGTGATGGTGGTAAGAAGGGTGCTGTGTCTGACATCGCCTCGCAAGTTGCTGGTTTAGCCAGCAGTGTAGCGGGGCATATTCCGATGCTTGCACCTTTTGCTGGACCCATTGCAACGGGTGCGTCAGCCGTTTCGGCTGTTGCATCCTTCTTTGGGTTCACTAGGGATAGTACGTTCGTGCCTCCTGACCCTACGACGCTGCGTTTGTTTTCATCTACCACTTTGGTGGATGGAGTCGACACAGGTGATTCGTTGGTGATGACGACGGGAGCCACCCTCTCAATTGATCCCGCCATTGGTGGGGGAGAAAGGGAGGACCCGATGTGTTTCGAGTCGATTCGTCAGAGGTGGGGGTGTGTCTCCTATTTTGAGTTGTCCACGTCATCCGCCGCTGGGAACAGACTGCATAGTCTCCCAGTCTCTCCATTTTATGGGGGGGTTAACTTGGGGCGAATTTGCTTTACACCCGGTGGCTATTATGGACTACCCTTTGCGAAATGGCGAGGTGGGATGGAGTATATTATTTACATCCCTTCTTCGGAGAACATGCGTGGGATGTTGCAGATTTGCTACAATCCTGGCGTCGCTTCTGTTCTGGGGCCTGTTGCTATGGCTGACCCTACGGGCAGTGTGCACTCTGTGTCGCTCGACTTGTCTGGCACGCAGCAGCACCTCATCCAGGTGCCGTATGCGGGTGCAGAGATCTCTAAGTGGTCGAATTGCATGTGCGATGGGACGTTGGCGAATCGTTCGCCGTCGAATTGCAATGGTTCCCTGGATTTCTATCTGGCGAGCAATTGGGTCGCTCCTCGCGCCGGCGTTGTTACAACGCGCGTTTTCATTCTTGCTCGTCCAATGTCTGATATGGCTTACGCTGATCCCCGCATTCGTGTAGGGGGCCGTAGTGCCGGAATCAAGGATCTCTCTGATGCCATTTGTTATCAGTCGAGTGTTGATGAGAGTGTGGGGGTCATCGAGACCTCCATGCTTGGTCAGGCTTTGGAGCAAGAATTTAACTGGGCGGCTGCAGGCGTGACTGAGATCGCACCATCAGCCAGGGCACTGGTGCAGAAGTTTAGTCCGATTTTGCAAGTTAACTCGACTGTGGCGTCCCCAACACCTCGTTGGGTCCAAACGCTTATGCCAATGGTTTACCTAACGGTGAACACGTGGCTCACAGCCGGGGCAGCCGGTGAGATCGCTCATGAGAAGATGAGCTTCTCGTGGTACAAATTCTACACGATGCTATTTGTTGGCGTTCGCGGTGGGACCAGGGCTAAGGTCTTAATTGATCAAGGTTCTGGCCTCATGGTAGCGCCAGTTGATGTCTTTGGCGTTCAAAGCGCCAACTCACGTGGGTCTGTGCCGCTGAACTTTTTAAAGGATCAGCACACGAGTTATCAGGTTAGCGCTTGGGATCGTGCGGTGGAATTTGGTTTCCCCTACAATTCTGAGCGTCTTTACCTGAATCCTCGTCGTTTTACGGTCCTGTCTTTGAGTAATGCGGGACCTATTGACCCACAAGGCCAGCGAAGTATTGGCATCCACGGATTTCCTAATCAGAAAGTACCGTGGACGCTTATGGTTGCTGGTGGGAGCGACTGTTCGGTAACGCGCTTTCGTCGTGTTCCGAGCTTGTTGGCTTCCTTTCTCATCCCTTCTGTCTAGGGGTTTAAATATAAGATAGAATTTTGAAGGTTTTGGAGATCGTGTGTCGGTCTTTCCTTCGTGCTGTGTGTTTAGTGCGAGGTTAACAAAATGGTGAGACACAAAAGCGCTGGGCAGGCGCTATAGTAAATTGCTCGTTAATTGTTTGGCGAGTCTGCCAGCTTTTAACGACAGAAATGTCTTTCC